CCAAGTCCAGGCTGCACTTCCGTGTGAGATGGCCAAGTTTCATACGTGATTGGTATCAACGTGCGGAATTCCATGCCGTCCATGTTGATCAAGTAAATGTTGCCTGGTCCGCCTGTAGTGTGCTTTGCATTCTTCCATAGCCAACTTGAGGCTGAAGTGCCTTGCAGATAGGGGCTTGTGAAGAATGGTACTTTGACTCCGCAAATGGTTAGGCTTGCAACTGAAACTTTGCCGCCTTCTACGCCTGGTCTAGTGCTGACTCCGTTAATCGTTTGTGTTACGTCTGCTGCGCCTTCTAGGAAGCGTTGTTTGGGGTCAAGTTCATTCTGTATTTTGTTGAGGGCTTTAGGCGAGCATAATCCAATGTAGTTTTTACCATCGCTTGGCGCGTATGTTAATGCTGTTGCCATCAAATCGTCTAGTTCGTCTAGAATGTTGTAGGCTTCTCCTGCAGCGGCTGATCCGCCTGTAGGTAGTCTGATTTGGCAGTCCCAAGCGGTGCTGGCACTTCTGTCTATACGTGCAGTGTCTGTGCCAGTTTTGTTAGTTGGTCCCCAGAAAATGTCTCCATCAGTGTCTGCGCTAACATAGGTTGCTGTTCCGCCTTCAGTCTTTGTTGTGAGCATTCTGTCGATACATTCGATTGTTGCGACTCCTGGTGCGGCTGCCGTGTAGCTTGCTGGCGTGTCTACGCCGTGTCCGTATGTTGCAGCATCTGGGTCTAGGTAGACTCCTGCGAGAGCTTGGTCGATGTTGTTGGTGAATACTTCTGTCATGTATTGGCGTATGAATTCTGCGTCGGTGACTGGTGCGGCTTGTATTTTGCTTAGTTCACGAGCGACCAATGTGTCTTCCCATTGTAGGGTGTGGACTGCTGGAACAATGAAGTCTACATCAGTGATTGCAGGGATGCTTGTGTCTGCTCCGAAGATTGCTCCTGCTGTCAAGATTGGTAAGAGTCCTGTGTGTGCGTCGGTGCTGATGTAGTGGAAACTGTCTCCTTCGCCTAGATAACTTGTTTTGCGCAAGAGTTTGTAGAGGGTGGTGCTTCTGCTGAGGGCTTCTAGACTTACTTTTGCAGAGTATGCAGCGTTAAAGTATGTTGGTGTTGCAGTGTAGTTGTATCTTGTGTCTTCTTTCATGATTTCTGCGAGTTCAGGATCTACGCGAGGACCGTATCCTCGGTAGTAACCTTGTAGGAACTTGTCGAAGGGCATACTTTCGTGTACCATTACTTTAGTCCTCCTTTTCTTGTTTCTTCAAACATTTTGTCGATTGGATTGGTTGAAGCTGTGCCTTCTGGTCCTTTTTCGCCTTCTTTTCCAGGGGTACGTTTGCCTGTGTCTGCTTTTTCAAGTGCCATTTTGCGTCCGTAAGTGATCATGTCGCTCATGTGTACGACGGGGTCTTGTTCAAGTCCGAATCCTTTGCGTAAAGCTGCTTCAACTTCAATTTCTTTAGTTTTCAGGATGCCTTCTATTTTCTCGTCTATTTTCTTTTCAAAAGCATCAAGTTTCGTTTTCATTACGTCTTCGATGACTGCGGTTATGCGCGTCATTAATGACGGTTCCTCAGTTTTTGATTTCTCTGTGGTTTTTGCTACGCATTTATTTTGTTCTTCATTCCAAACTTCATCTGTTGGGCATTTGTGTTCATCTTGTTTTTCTGACATTTTTCTTTCCTTCTTTTTTTAATGTCTCACGCCTTTTTAGGGGCAGAGGCAATGACTAGAATTTTCTGCTAAAAGGATATTCTTCAGGCAAATTGCCTACAATAGTCAAGCGAACCCGCTTGTCCATGTAACAATCATACTTCCGCCCGTTCTCATCGAAAAACTCGTAACTGCACTCTGGCTTGTTAATAATGTCCATTGGTCCACGCGGGTATTCTTTGCACATTTTCGGTCGTTTACTCCAGATCATACAGTGTTTTTCTTTGGTTCCATCGTAATGTTCGCAGAGTCGATAGATTTGCAGTTTGAAATCGTAGAGGTTGCAGCAGATTCCGCAGTTGTTGCATTCACCTACGCGCATCAAGTGTTGGGGTTGCTTGGTTTTTTGATATTGAACTGTAGCGACTGGATACATTAATCATTCACTCTTTTTCTTCCTATTCCATGCCTCATCGAAAGCATCATACATCGTGACTGCCCTCTTTTGCACTGTTTGGGTAGGGGTATTTGCCTCAACTTTGCTCTCTGCCTTCATCAATGCCTTCAACAGTTCCACTCTCAACGGACCATGCCAATATTGTTCTTGTTCTTTGTCAGTCCAGAATGCACCGCAAAACTCTTTTGGATCAGCAACAAGTCCTTTGCAGGCGGCTTCACATTTAGGTCTGAACTCTTCAAAAGACTCGAATACAGACAGGTTTTCTTTATGAATTGTTTCCGTTGTGTCTGTCAGCATTGAACATTCTTCTTTTCGTATAAATGGAGACTCACGCTTTGGATAGAAACTACATATTCCCGGTCTGGATTTGTATATTTTGCAGAGATATGTTTCTGGGTCAAGTGCTTGGCAACGTACGGGCATTTTCAGCCACATACCAGTACCGGACTCATCTTCTTTGCAGATTACACCGTGTAATGCCATGTATTTCTTCAGGTCAGAATCTTTTCGCGGTTCCCATTGTGTTATGAATGAGCAACATGCACCATGACATTTATCAGTATTACATGTTTGTTTCTCTAAGAGTTCTTCTTGTTTGGCTAAGACTTTGAAGTTTGCTTTTGGATTCACGCCTTTCTCGCAAATCGTGATTTCCCAAGGCTCAATATCCACAATCGTCCGAATTGACGTTGTACCCTGCATTTCTTCTTTGATAGGTGGCAACGGTTGCCCTGCAATGCTGTACATGCTCATTTCACCGTTCAAAATCTTGTTACGCCACTTCTGAGTTGTTTGAAACTCGTCATTTCTGATTTTTGCTAGAAGATACAATCCTTTCTCATTGACGTGACTGAAATGTTCTGTTCCGTCAGCGGCTTGATACTTAAGTAATGGTGTGCCGATCTTGTAGTTTCCATGTTTCACCATGATATTTCGGTATTCAACGGGCAGTTTGAACAGTTTCTGCAAATAGTTGACTTGAGCTTCCGTAGTGATCAAATCGTTTTCAGGGTCCACGAGTTCCCAACTTGCGAAGCCGCCGATAATTAAGTCTTGACTGCTTTTGCTGATTATGTCATAGTTTTCTTGATCACAGCTTTTGTAGAGTTCACCTTTTTCTGCTCTCGCTTGAATTGAACCGCAGATTTTATCGGCTGATTCTTTGTCGTGTCCTGTGTTCATCATTTCTGTTTCACAAGACGCGAAATCTTTCCAACGTGCAAAAGGCATTTCTATTCCTCCAAATATTTTTTCAATTTGATCTCAAATAGGGAAACTTTCATTTCTAGATTCAAGACTCGCTCCTCAAGAGATCGTTTTTTTAACTTGAATTCAGGCATTTTTAATCATACTCTTTTACTTTGAACTGTAACCATTCACGCAACGCCAAAAGCAAACTGTTCGGGATTCCTTTGGGTTTGCGTCTGCGAATAATGATTTCTGAGCCGCCGCCTATTCCAGCCACAGTGGGTACAATGGTCGGTGCTCCGACTACGCCGTGTAACTGTTCTTTAGCTATTACGTCAGAAGTGAAGTAACTCATTTAGAAGTACCTCGGAAATAGATACATTCCCAGCAATCTTCACAACCGCAAGGAGTTTTATCTTCTATTGGTTTTTGGCAAGGCATCTAGAATCTTCTCGGACTCAATTTTGGAAAACGGTTGCATGCGCTGAACAGCATTTTACTGTTTAACATGGTGGTCATGGTGTTGGCTAGGTTGCTGCCTTTCTTGACGGTTGCGCCGCCGCTTGGCGTGTACGTGCAATAAATACAAGGATTTGAGTAGCTATAATGATTGAATGTTATAGGGTTGGGCCATGCACCGTAAGTTTCGTCTCTATAATGATCTGTTGCACCTGCGCCTCCCGAATATGCCAGCCAATTATAGACTGAGACAAAGTCCACCCAAACAACGATGACATAGAGGGTTCCGTTGACGATTGCAGGTTTCGGATCTGTGAAGTTGAATGTGTACCAGGCATAACTCGTCGTCAATGTTAAAACTCGCTCTTCGGTTGAACCAACGAGTGCGTTGGTAGCATGATTGTATAGTGCACATTTAAAAGTCGTATTGCCGGCGCTTGTTCGTTTGAGGCGAACGCTGATACTATCAGCAGTTCCGTTTCCATCTACGGGAGTGTAGTCACCGCCTCTAATTCTGTCAGTGTCCATATCTCCTTCGCCAGAATCGTCTGCTGTATTTCCGAAGATTGCCAACTAGATTTTGCCTCCCTCAATAATCAGGGTTTCCTGAACATTCCAATACGCCCCTTCAATGTTGCCCGCCGTCTTCGCATTTTGAAGTTGCAGAATAATCGCATCTCGCACGGCATTCTTTTTTGCTTCAACTGTACCGATTTCTATTCGGACTGTCATGCTGTAACTATATGCCAAATACATCACCATCTAGTAGTAACTGACTATGAGAAACGGTTGAACATCATTAAACACGAGACTATCCACTTCCGTCAACGGTTCATCCCACACAAACGCATACGCATGATTGAACACGTCAACCGTCGCCACTAAATCCACTGCACCAATAATGCAGTCACCGCCTTCCCTTGTGCTTGCGGCAACACCGAATTGATGATCAACAAAGTTGATTGCGTCTACAGTATCAACCTGAATCTCTTGTGCTCCATTCAACTTGTTTGCGGCAACATTCGTGTTTTCCAACATGCGAAACTTGAAGCCTGCATAAACGTGGGTGATTGTTCCCGTAATGTTCGGCAACGTAACCGAACCTAATGCTATGTCGGTATGGGTGGTGTCAGCAGTTGCCGCAATCAGGCATGGTCCAAAGAAGGCTTTAATGATTTCAAGTCGGTCTGTTCGGGCGCGAACTGCATCTACGTCGGTGTGAACAGTTCCTATGTCGGTATGAATGTCTGGAACATCTGTTGCATGAAGGTCACCAATAGCGGTTATGGCTGTACCTACATCAGTATGAATGTCTGCTATGTTGGTGATGGCGGTGCCTACGTCGGTGTGGAGATCGGGCAAGTCGGTAGCGTGAATGTCATCAACATGAACATGAATGGCGGCGACATCAGCGATTGCCGTTCCAACGTCAGTGTGGATGTCGGCTACTTCAGTGTCTACATAATCGTCAATAGTGTTAACTTTCGTTATGATGTCGGCTACGTGGAGGTGAACTGCTGCAATGTCAGCTTCAGCGTTTGCCGCATGAACATGAGTCGCCGCCACATCAGTTTCAATATCACCTTCCTGTCCGCCGCCCACCTTAAACTCTTTGTAAGGATAATGGAACACGTAGTTTTCTGGAACAAGTGTTTTGCTCCATTCCGTAGCCCAAGTACCCGCTGCATCAGGAGTAAATGAAGTTGTGTACCATCCATCGCTTTCTTCAGCCACAACCAGTGGTGCCCGATTGCCTAATTGATCTATTTCAACGCATGTTACGTCTGCGAGTAGTGTTGCGGGTGCGCCTGTTGCTAAAACTGTTAGGAAGCAACGGTCTTTGAAGGCTTCAGCAATTTTCAAACCCATATTCAAGGACTCCAAACACAGGTTTTACATTTCTGTTTCAGTTTATACGCTGCGAAATAGCCACCAACGAAACCGCCGAAACTGCAAGCTAACCCGAAAATTAACAGAACTTCAAACAAGTCCATGTTTAAATCATGTTCCTTTCCGTCACATCAAGAATCCTGTTCACGCGCAACAACGTCTCGTTTTCAAGGTTAGCATTCTTGTTTTTCTCATGCCAAATACTATCCAACATCGACAACAACTGCTCAAACTTGCTGTTAATAGTCATTTGAAACGTTTTGATGTCAGTGACTTCTTCTTTGCTGAATTTGCTGGATTTCTCGATTTGACTGATTAAATCTTTAGAAGTTGCAGTGTACGCGGTGAACGCGGTTTTTGTGGCTTTCAACAGTTCTTCAGGTAAACTTGCAGGAATAGGACTGCCTACAGGAAGGTTTTCAACCTTTTCCAATAGGGTGTTCAAACGTGTTTCCGCTTGCTCAATCTCACGTAGAGAAACTGTTCGCTGAAGTGTTTCCTGCTGTTTCGCTGCTGAGTTTTCTTCTTGTAACTTGCGTTTTGCAGTTGAGTAAATGCCTTCACTCATCTCAAGCTCATTCCATCAATGACTTTTACCAAATTCTTTATATCCTCAAAGTTGTCAGCTTCAAGTTCAAATTCCAATTCTTTTTTACCCAGAATCGAAATCACTTTAAGATGACCTTTTACTTTCATGTGTTTTCTACTACCTCTATCACACGTTCCAAAAAACATCTACAATTTGGATGGTTATGAACTTCAATCCTATCAGTATCCACGATTTCTAAGAAAGGAAAGAAACTTCGAACCATGTTCCCCGTAAACTGCGGATCATTTTCCCATTGCCGACACTCCAAACAGGTACGGTCATCTGTGACTGCAACGTACAGCCAAACGTCTGCAACACTGAAAAACGTGATTGGAACAGGAAACTGGTCGCGGTCTATGCGGCGAATTGATTTGACTGCTTCAACCGCTTCTATAACGTGTTGGAGACAGGTCATGCAAATTCATTCTCCCTAAATAACGTCATAACAGAACGAAGAATATCCAAGATGAAACTAGGTTTACCTTGTTCCCTACAATAATTTTGAAAGAACCTGTAGAATTTATAGAACAATCTAGTAATTGCTACACTTGGAGTCATTCTTCATCCTTCTTGAGTGCGCGTGATCTATGAGGCTTCGGTTCTTCCTTCTGTTCTGGTAATGGTTCTATAGGTTCTGATTCGTATGGTACTATTCGTGGTTCAATACTCGCTGAATTGTCCGCTGTTTCAACATTGAAAGCTGTAGGTTCAATCTTAGCTATAGTTATAGTCATTTTCTCAAGCCATTCTTGTCTGAAATAGTCCCATTCCGTCGGCTTCGTTTGAGCAAACGCGAGAGCGCACTGCTTCAACATTTCATCATTACTCGTCCTTATCCACCTCCGTCACAATCCACGTTTTCTTACGCAAACCTTTCTCAGTGGCAAAGACTTCTTGAGTTTGAAACGGTTTCTTCCCTTCAAATGCACCGTCTTTTCCCTCTTCACCTTGCCCGAACTGTTGAAAAGGCATCATAGGCTTCGGTTTCCCACTGATCTTAACGTCACCTTCATCAGTCAATTCCGCATTCATGCCAGCGTTAGAAGCTCTAATCACCGTTTCCACTTTTGTCTGCAAAATCGTGATGTCTTGCATTTCATCTTTCTCTTCAACAGGATTAAACTTGAACAACCAATCCGTCACACCAAGTTTAGGCACTATCACGTTGTTGAATGGATCTTCAAACCCATGCTGATACATTTCCGTAGTATTATTATTCACATCAATCTGCATACGCGGATTATTCCCAGTCTTGCCCTGCTCAATCACTCCGGTAAAGATCGGGGTTACACCGTACACTGCGCAGACGGCTTCACGCCACAACTTCCACCAATCCAAACTCTGCATTTTCTCAGATGGCGGCATCGCATCAAACTTTGTTGTAGCACCTTTACCTTTACTGCCAATGAACAATGTGCTTAACCGTGAACTTATCGTGCCCGCAGGCGACTCAGCCTTCACTAGGTTCTTTTGTTTTTCAACTTGCGTGGCAATGTCAGTGGCTTCGTCCATTGTCATGCCTTCAAACACAATCATCTGCGCAAGTTTGCCAGTTGCATAGTTGTCTAGGTTGAATTTGTCCATTGCAGTGATACTTAAGACCACGCGCAAACAACTGAGAATCTTGCTGTTTCCATAGAGGCTTGGTAGCCAACTATCCATTTTACTGTGTAAGATTTCGTCTTTAGCAAACCTGGCTCTTACGAACCCGTCTTTCAACATAACATAAGCAGTTTGCTTCAACTCGATGTCCGGATGTTCAGTGCAATGTTGACCTTTAGGATACGCTTTCTCTGGATGTTCCCGTGTGCAAATGGGACAGAAATATTCATTGTTGCCCAATCGCCCGAATTTGTCGGCTACTATACGCATGGTTACGCTGTCTTCAACATACGTGGTTAAAGGCACTTCATGAGTTGCGTATTGAATGCTCAAATACCAATCATCAACGCTCAACGTGTAACGGAGTATGCTTTTGATTATGTCATTCATTTCATCGTCAGGATTCGGATCTTCCAAAAAGGCTTCAAGAATCTGTTTCTGTTCAGGATCAGGTTCACGCAGCTCTTTGCCTTTACATTGTGGACATTCCTTTTTGACTGAATCAAATTCGGCTCCGCACAAATCGCATTTGCTCATCCATTTCGGCTTAACCTCCCATTTGTTGCGAGTGACTTCTTTAATGATGGCTTCATGAACAGTGCGTAATACCTCGTTGCTTATGCTGTAACGAACTAGCAAATTGTAGTCGTATTCGGGTTCAGTGACTTTGTTTTCTACTTCGGTGCGTTCAAGAATTTGGCTTCTACGCTGATTCTCTATAGCTTGTGTTACTGCTTTCTCAAATGTGTCTTTCTTCACATACGGCGTTCTAGTTAGGATTTCCCAGAAGCGAATACGAAACGGTTTTTTGTTTACCATAATCAATCATTCTCCTATAGAAGATATTCGCAGATTTCCTTGCGTCCGTCAATCATCAATCTGCTACGTGTATTGTGGACGCTCGCCGTCAGCTTCACGGCATCACACAATATATGACTATATTATGCTTTGGTATGCTGTGCCGCTACTATATAATGGCAACTTAGTGTGTAATAACAACTTAGTGTACTATTGTTTGTTTAATTCGCTGCCTCACGCGGTCATCGGCAACTTACTGAGGTACTGGTTCCCATTTATGATCCAGTGTTCTCACCCCCAGACTTTACCAATTTATGAATGCTACTCCTCCGCCTTCACGTTTACCCATCAACGCATACCGTGTCGCATCCACTGCATGATCATTCTCTTTCACGTTTTCATCGTACACCATGACTTCATGAATCCAATTGACACAATCCTTATGCACGTAAATGCGAGGTCGTCCATCACCCTGAACCGTGAAACGGCCGCCTAAATTATGGATTCCGTCTTCACGTTTGCTTTGATCTGGATAAGCATCTAACCCTGCTTTTTGAAATACGTCTATCATTTGCGGTTCTGACCGATCACAGAAGATTGGGCCTTTGCCCCAGCGTGTTTGCATTTCCTTAGCTTCTTGAATAAGCGTTTCCTGTTGAATCCTATTCTGATAGAATTCGTCAAGTATGAAGGCTCTCCCGTCGTTGTCGAAACCAACGGCAACAATAGCACTTGGATTTGTCCAGCCAAAATCGACCCCGTAAATGACATCCCGTACCTTGTCGTGCTGTATGTCGCGCATTTCGTGGATTGTGCTGTCATAATCAAAACTTCCTATTCCTGCCGGAGCAAATAAGCCGTCAACGAACCGTTTTGCTAGGCTTCCATGATGTGTGGCAAGGATTTCCTGTTTATACTTCTCAGGCAAAAACGGATTATCAAGCATGCTCCAACGGTAGACTTTGCTTTGTGGATTCCGTTTATTAGGGTTCTCATAGAAATCGTAGAGTCTACAGTCCGGGATGAGTGGTGGTGGTGTTGTTGTTACTATACTGCTTGCAATGTCGGTGTGTGTTTTTCCTGAACCTCTGAGTCTGCGTAATACTACGTCCTGGGATTCAGCAAACTTCTTAACGTACTGTGCTTCATCCAATAATACTACATCAACATTTGTGCCTTCAGCAAACTCAGGTTCTTCTAATCCGCCGAACCATAGTGTTTGGTCGTCTACGAATTCGATGCAGTTGTCGCCGTGTCTATAGTCTGATACTATTGGATTGTCTTCTATTGGATGGCCTAGCAACCATTTGCTTTCTAATGTGGGAATGAGGATTCTGCGAACCATTTTATATGTAGGTTCAAAAATGTATCCGATGCTATGTGGGTTTTCTACTAGTATGCTGAGAAGTTCGAAGCATCCGCAAAGGGTTTTGCCGGCGCCTACTCCGCTGAAGACGGCTCTATGCCGTATTTTGTATCTGTCATTGTGGAATGTTTGTTGTTTAGGAAAAGGGTAGTATCGTAGGTAGCAGTGTTGTTCAAGTTGTTGAGCCAAGAGGGTCGGGCTTCCATAGGTGAAGGTGTAGGATGTGGTGTGTTTCGGTGTGTTCGCTGTGGATGTCTTGTTCTACTTTTTGTGTTAGTAGGGTGCCTAGGGTTCGTATTGCTTCTATTTCTAGTCTTGCCCATTTTTGTCTTTCGTTGTCTCTGGTTTTTTTGGATTCTATTTTTTTCTGGAATAGGAGGGTTAGGTTTGTTAGTTTGTTTATTGCTTCTTGTTTTAGTGTTGTTTCCGATTTAATGTTTCCTTGAATGTCCGTGGGTGTTTCTGGTTTTGCCATGGCTTTTGCTATGATTTCTTTTTCGGTTTTGGGTGTGATGTATTCTGTTCTGCTGACTTGTTTACCTTGAGTCATAATATTTTCCTCTTCTGTGATTGGGAGAGACACCTCCAACCATTATAAAATGAGGGATACTCAAGCAAAGGAGAAGGAGAATGTTAGAGGTGTCTCACGTTTTTGCTGCTTTCTCACTCATATACAGCAACTTCGATGTTTTGCGTAATGTCCATTTGTTGCCCCAGCCACGTTTATAATGGTAGTTTAAGCCGCAATAATCGCAACGCATGATTAACCAACCTTTCTGTTCGTCTTTGTCGTAGATTTTGATTTCGCGTCCGCATTGGGTGCAGTTGTTAGTCATGGTTTTAGCCTTGTCCTAACAGCCACTTGATTAACGGGATAATGTTGCCGTGTGCCGCGTAGCCTATGAGTATACCTATAAACAAAGCGAAAAAAACAGTTAGGAAGAGTGCGCGGAAACTGAGTTCTTGACGCGGAAAAAACCTCATCATAGTTACGGCACGGTCACAATTATGCCTTTACTGGTTAAAAGATTCTTGATTGTTGCGGGGTCCATGTTTTGGTTTAATTCATCAATGATTGAATCTACCGTGACCGTTGTATTGGCCATTTTGAGTTCTGCGGCTTTAATAGTGGTTACAGCGTTTATCTCGTCTTGTTTCCGTTGAAGCTGACTTAAAGCATTAGCCAAGTCGATTTGCGTTGTTGTGAGTGTCTCTTTGGTTGCTTGAAGTTCTGATTGTACCGCGGTGAATTGGCCTTGTAACGTGTCTGCTTTGGTTTTGATGGTGTTATATGCACTTGAGATATTCTCTAGTTGTTCGTCTTTTTGACCCATGACAAAATTGTATGAACCTTCTAGCCCAGATTTTGTGCGGTCCCATAAGAGTTTAGCTCCAGTAGTCACTCCAGTGATCGCTCCGCCGACGGCTGTTATGATGCCTAAAGGATTTACTTGGAACCCGGCTTGTAGATAGGCTAGGACATAGTTGACTAAGCCTGTGAATTGAGGTATTACATTAAAGTGGTATAGTATGTAGCCTAGAGAGATCGCTAGGAATATGATTAGAGCTAACCATTTCTTTTTGCTCATGTGGTTTGACATCCTGGGATGTAGTAGCTTCCTGGTCCACTGTTTATAGTCACTGTAATGAACGGATATGGATAGAAAGGATACCAAGGCCAATATGGTTGTGGATAGGGTTGAGGGATATAGTAGTTTCTTTTAGCCTTATTTCGCTGGCAAGTTCCGCACCAATCTGGAAAGCTAGTACATTTATCTTTAAATTCACAATCTACATCGGTCACTGTATTATCTCCACATTTATTGCAATCTCATCTAATTGTTTGGGAAGAGATATAGGTACTTCAGCGGTCAAAAATGACTTGACAATTTCTTCTAAGTCTCTTGTGTCTATGAGGATAGTGCGGTTTTGGCTGGTTGGTCTTCCATCACTACCTAAAGATGGCGTTATGCAAGATATGGCTAGGATCTTCTCGTTCGGTAGGAAACTGTGAACGAAGGTCTGTTCACCTTTTATCCCTCCTTTTTGGCATAAGTGAACAATGATTCCATCATTGATTTTGGAGTCTACATCTTTAGATTTGGCGACCTTGTAACCGACACGGAGGAAACTAGCGAACAGAAATTGCGAGATTTTCAACCGAAAGTTTCCAGAATCCAATGGATCGCTTCTCCCGCAGTTGTTTTGCTGAATACGGGCAGGTTGTTTTCGTGGTCTATGACGATTTGCGGTTTTCCCATGTTGTTTTTATGAATGATAATCTTGTTGTCTGGTCCTCGGATCTTTTCGACTTCCACGAAGAACGGGAAGAACTTGACTTTTTCCAAGCCGTAGAATTTGAGAACAGACATGGTTTGTCTGAAGTACATGTTGAGAAACTTCTGCTGACCATCAGGCGTGTTTAAGTCCATGCCATGGCCTTTTGAGAAGTGCATGATCTTGTCACTTTTAGTCAGCAACACCGCTAAACCTTCGACAGGTGGGCTGGTTCGGTTTCTACTTTTATAGCGGAAGATTGCGCTGAGAATGCGTTTCAAAACCAAGTCTGGGTCAACGTATCTGCCTTGCTCATCGACTGGTTCATCTATGCTGTCTTTGAACTCATCTGGAACCCAAGGAATATTTGCTGCCGAAACAGGCAAGGCCATAATGTAGCCGTGGCTGTCACAGATGTACTTGTTCAATATGTCACTAGATTGCCAATCAGGTTTCTGATGGTAAATGCTATCTTGATATGGTCCTGTGAGAACTTCCATATCTTCGCCTGCTGTCTCACAAACTGGGACGGTCACATTGCGTTCTCTGAATGGTCTCTTCTCGCGGATGTGCATTTGGGCTTCATAAACGAAGCCGCTAGGAGTCTCTTCTGGGAATAGTCCTTGGCAGAGGTCACTTGGAACTTGACAGATTCCACTGGTCTTTTCATCTATGTAATGACTGAATGCTTTATCTTGTTGACTGAGCAGATCGCAAGCTAAACTTAGCAAGCCGAGTGCTGTAGTCTTTCCGCTGCGTTTTGCGCCTACGAAAATGACACGTTTCTCTTTTGATGTTGTTTTGATAAGAGACTTAGGCATGAATCTACTCAGTTGTTGCGGCCTCCTTCTTCTTTGTTGGTGTTGCGTTTTCAGTCATTATTATGTCGCGGGGTTCTTCTTTGGCTAGGGTCGGTGTTGAACCTTTCAGAATAGCGGGGGCATTTTTGATTGGAGTCCAAACATATTTTCTCAAGACAACAAGCCATAGTACAGTGAATGCTATGCCGATGCCGAAGAATACGGCGGCGGCTGGTCCTAAACCTGTTGCTCCCCATGCCATCATACCCGTTATCGCACCTGTTGCATACTTAACGATGGTCAGGCCGATATAGTTCACGCCAATGTTGTATACTGCTGCACTGACTGATGGAACTATAGCGCATGTCACTGCAATTATGGTGACGATCAGCAGGATGGCAATAACGAACCAAGCGAGTTTTCTCATTTAACACACACCTCCAAATCTTTTCAGAAACACGGTACACGTTCTACAATTCGGGAAACCGTCACAGTTCACGCCGTCCGTATGCGGACATTTTACTTGTTGAAAATCGCCGTTTCCACGTGAATCGCTCAAAACGCAACCTTTGAATGCTGCTGTTGGGATTGCGCTTGGCATGGCTTCACCGAATTTATTTCCTAAGAAACTGAGAATGATATGAGAATCAACAAGGTTTACGGTTTCGGCTAAAATGGGATCTTGGAAACTGTTTTCCCACATAAACTGTTTTGCACTCATGCGCTGTTCTCGGCGTTTGAGGCCTTCTAGACTTCTTGTATGTTTGCTCATAATGGCCATACCGATTTCAGTTCAGGAGGATCAGAATCAAAATTATTTGAAATGTACCTTATCATGCGAAACTTAAGATCTAACAAGTATAATTTGCGCCAAGCTTCTTCCATTTCTGGGGTTCTGAAACCTTGCATTTCGGTCAAGTCACCTGTCTCCACGTTCACCTTTAAGGGATCACGCGGTATCGAGTGAGATAACAATAACGATAGTCTAGGAAGGCGGTACTGCCTTATAAAACTTACACTAAGTTGTTAAAGTGCCCCCAAGTGTAAGAAAAGATACTATGGTGTGGAAAGTACACCGCTTATTTGACGGTGTTTTTCGCGCTCTCAGAACCAAACCACTTTAAAATTGGGCATGACCTCAAGCAAGTTGCAGGATACATTGGACAGACGTTTTTACAATGTTGTTCAAAGATGTCTTTGCGAGCCTCATCCACAACTTGCTCGATTTCTTCATGGGTTGGATAGCGATGACTCCCATGTACTTCTTGCGTTATGTTACCGTTTGTCTCTTCGATTGGTTCATGGACACAAAATGTCTTTTGAAGACCGAATCGTTTTTTGAATTCACCTTCTTCACTCATTTCTCTTTCACCTCTTTCTCCAACAGTTTCTTGAATAGTTCCCGTTTTTTGCGGGCATATTCTCGCATGTATGCTTTCTGCTTCTCCTTATCAACATAAGGACTCATTCTTTTTGTGCCTCTTTATTTTCGTGTCAACCGTAGATGATCTATGAATAGGTCAACTTCACGGTGAAGAATCATGTTAGCTTCAGCTTCTTGTTCAATCGTATTTACGCGGTCATAATTGAATGAGAAATCGTAGTAGTCAACTATGGCTATAGCTTCTAGTTCATAGCCATCTACCGTTTTAATTCGATGATGTCCTGCTTGTGGATGTTTAGGAATTACCCAATGCAATAGATCGAGGACTTCTACGGCGGTCCAAATATTTGGAACTTTGATTTTCATTCTTTTTCAACCTCACTTCTTTAACGGTTTGCCGTATTCATCTGGAAACGGACACTTCTTTGACTCTGGACAGCCGCCTTCTGTGCAGTATGTTGGTGAGTATGCGAACCATTTTCTACGTCTAGGGCATTTTCCATGATTGCTTATCGGCTTGATTTTGCGGGCATCCATTTTCTTTCTTCCTCAAAGGTATAGTATACCTAAGTTGCTTAAAAAGTTTGCTATATTATAACATATGTGAGATAACTTTATATGGATGTATTTATGTCTAGTATATGTTGCGCCTTTCCAATAGAAATAGGTGAATTAGGAAAAATGAAAAGAACAGATTTTGAGGTTTGTAAGTCGGTTTTTGAAGTGCTGTTTCAGAATAACATAATCCACAAATCTGACCTTAGAGGTCTTACAAGGCTTGGACCAAAATCTGTCAACAAATGGGTGGACCTGATTGCATTCATACAAAGCCAACCCAAACTGAAGATAACAAAGAAGGGCCGATACCAAATGCTAGAGCTGGAGAAGCCACCTCTTGACGAGAAAGTAGACGCTGAGACCATCGAAGCCCTCAAAATAATGAGGTCGCTCATAGAATTGCCCCCTGACGAACTGAAAAAGAGACTAATCCTGCTATAATGAAATACGTATCCATTTCTTATAGTTACCTTGGCGTAAGAATAGGGAAGCGATACTTATTTAAGCAACTTCACCATAGATAGTGAATGATGAAGCATCATTTCTGTCCTCAATGCGGGAACGAACTTCAAAAAGAGTCTGGAACAAGAGGTCTTTACAGGTGCAAATGCGGTTATTCAATGAATACAACGCGAAAAGATGAACTAGGAACCAGATTAGATTGGTGAGAAAGATTGCCGAGGATTTACAAGCCACGATATGTTGTCGTACCCATACTAGATTCGGTTTAGGATGGTAAGACGCAATGCCTTGCCCAAAATGCGGTGGCGTTACACGCTTAGTTTGGTATAAATGCGAAATCGTCAACGAGAAGTGTTTGAGATGCAGTTGGAAAAAAAAAACAGAAAGGCAGAAAAAAGCCTTCGGTCTAGAGGAGGTTGAAGGGTGCCAAGAACATATAAACAGCGGTACAAATTTCCTATGGAGGATCGGGATCTCGTTGACAAATGGATAAACAGTTATGCAAGATGGCAGAGTCGCAACGCATACTTTTTTGGACTTGCAAACTTCAAACGCTGGTACAGGAAACCCTTGTCGGAATGGTTGCGGCTGCCTAGTTGGAATGAAAAGAAACCGTGCTGGGAAAAGATTGCTCTCGACTTTCAAAACTTTGCAGTAAACAATCCATTACCGGACGCATTGAAACCTTTAGCTGTCAACACGGTTCTAACTTCACTGCGAGCCTTAGCCAGCTTCACATATTACCATCGACATAAAACCTTCAAGTTGCGCCGTGGACAGCGTTTGCAGAGTGAGATGGATACTGATTCGCATATTTTCCAGACCAGCGACATTCAACGGATCTTTGACATTGGAAATCCGCAACAGAAGGCTATTGTTGCCGCGTTTGCGAGTTTGGGTTGGGAGTTCAGCGGTGTCTTAGGATTAAACCGTGAACGTGTTGAGAAATTGATTGCTCAAGCAGAACAAGTCGGTGAACGGTTTGTTTTCATTAAGGAACAACGCGGCAAAACTGGAGCACCACGATTTGCTGGTTTGAATCCCTTGGCCATTGAATACTTAAAGAAATACTGGCAAAAATGGAAAGGTCCAACGATGTTTAAGATTCGCACGAAAGGCGGCTTGAACGAAATGCTGCATCAACTTGCAGAAAAAAGCGGGATTATTACTACGGGTTCAGTTCACAGTCATCTTTTCCGCAAGTGGGTTATGGGACAACTCACACAGGCGCGATGGAACCCTTATCAAATAGACTATTATGTGGGTAAGAAGATTCCAGGAGACAAACAAACTTATCTTCTACGATTAGAGCAGGATATTCGGGAGATGTTTCCTGAAACCTACGAGAAATATTTGTCGTTGCGTCCGCAGGCTGTGGATGAGGATGTGAAACGAAGGATTGCGGCTTTAGAGAAAGAGAATCAAGAGTTGAAAGTGCGAAATGCAAAAGAACAGAAGTTTTTGGAGTTGCTTTCAGAGCCGAAACTTGCGGAAAGGTTCAAACGGTTTCTGGATGATTTAGGCAAAGAATAGCTTGTTCATTTTAACCTGACTCTTCGGAGAGGGTTTTCAGTGGTATGGTAGAAGTTATATCTAGGTTTGTCATTATCCATTATTTCCGTAGGTTAAGGTGAAATTGTAAAATGAAGCATAACAACAATAAAAATGAGAAAATCATCTCCCTTTCTTTATCTCAAACATATAAACTTCAACAACTCTACCCAAATGAAAAGCTTGACTGTGTTGTTTGCCGAATTATCCTTGAGCGCAGTTCCCAATCCAATAGTCAATCAGTTTAGACGTTGAATGGATGCCCTTCTTTTTCAGTTCTTTCTTGTGTTTGTTGAAGTATGTTTGTGCCTTTTCCCAACTGTAAGTTGGAATTGTTACGGTTGTTTGGCCTTCTCTTGGCATGGGCTTTCAACATGATTAGTAACGGTTACCATTATTTATTTGTTGTTGTATGATCTTCTAGAAGAGTGTTATAGAACTGTGCAGATAACCGTTAACACTTTTTTCTCAATAGGTTTAATATACTAGAACGGTTATAGGAACGGTTACAAGGAGAAAGCGAAACATTGCCGAAACCGTCACAGAAAACCGTCACCATGAAAAAAGAAACCTATCAAGTCGCTGAGAAGAAAGCCAAAAAAGCCAAGAAAACTGTTGCAGGCTTTGTCACTGATCTGATTCTAGAAAACGTTCAGGAGGCTTAGGTTTTGGTTCGCAAGGACTCTGAGTTCAAAGCCAATGTCCGTGAACTGCGTCGCCTCTGCGATGACGTGTTGAACGCGCAACATCAATGCCAAATTGAAAAGAAATCGAAAAAGGAGGCATAGAATGAGGGAAGTCAAAATTGAGAAAGCTGGAAACGGATACATCGTTAAATTTCTAGACTTCAGTGGCGGCGTTTCTGTCTTCAAAACTTTTGCAGAAATGATGGATTTTCTATTTGACCATTTTGATGAACAGAAGGCGAAAGCATGAAGTTGTTTAGAGTCCATTTGAAAAATCGCATACAAAACGCAGACGTTCAATTCAAACGGCAAGCAAAAGATTTAGCCCATGTATTGCCTTCGATCAAGCGAGAGATTCATAGATTGACAGGGGAATTTGGCAGTGGAACTTGGGTTCTCTATGATCTAACTGAGATTGAAAAACAATGAAGACTGTGATTTGTTGCCGATGCCTCAACCCCGTCAAAATCCATGACCAAGAACGCATGAATTACTGCCAATGCGGACAGGAAATCCCTGGTTACACATGATAATATGGAAAAGGAAACTCAATGGTGAAATGCTATGTTTGAATGTAGCGATCTTTTCTGGGGAGTGATTTTGATTTGCGCCGCATGTATTCTTGTTTTGACAGTCACACTCTGTAAGATTCTTTGGAGTATGATAAAATGAGTAAGATTGATGAAGCCAAACTCCTAGACGGCCTCATAGCCATAGCGGAATACTTCAAGAATGTCAGCGACTTAAGTTTGAAAGTTCACAAGGATATGACTCAAGTTATCAATCATTTTCAAGTTGTTGAAACAGGAACAATCAAACCCCAAGCACCTGGCACCCCCATTAATTATTGGATTCTTACGGAAGGAGCGAACGGCCCGTTTGAACTTTTGAAAATGATGGACAGTGAAGAATATCGGATGTTGAGGGCGGAAGTTCAAGATAAGGATCACCCGATTTTCCATGATTTCGGCGGCAACAATTACAGAGTGTGGTTGATGCGAGACGGCGAAACCATTGGGCGCAAAGCATTGAAGGGAAAAACATGACTGAATCAGATTACAATCTTGCTAAAAGCAAAAAAGCGTTAGGTCCACTGTACCCGATTCTTAAAGCCAAAGATGGCAGTATCATTGATGGTTTTCACAGACAGAACGATGATCCAGAATGGGCCAGCGTAACGGTTGAGTCGATTGATACTCCTGTTAAGTTGGAACTTGCTAGACTTGCGGCAAACTTTTGCAGACGACAAATGCCTGCCACTGAATTTCAAAACAGAATCGCATTCTTAGTGAAATCAGGTTTGAAGGTCGAAGAAATTGCTGACCAAACAGGAATCAGCAAGACAACGATTTACAAGTACATGCCCCAAGAAGTAAAAGATCCGCAAAAGGTTGATGCTGGTAAGGTTGGCGGTCTTACTTCAGGCATAGTCCGTTCTGCTTCGCCTGCGAACCAAACTGTTAAGATTCAAGATACTGTTCAATGTGACCGTTGCCACGTTTCCACTTCTAGCCCTATTGAATGGCATAACCATCAACTCTGCGACTCTTGTCACAAGAAAGCGTTAGCGGACCCCGACGGTTTCAACGGTTACTTCACGGCGGTAAGCAAGAAACCTGAACCCCACGTCGTCTTAACTACTGATTCGCCTAGATCGTTGGATTCTTGGGAACAACGCAAAGCTCAGATGAGTCCTCAACACTCGAAAATAGAAGGCCTCGTCATCGCTTCGCTAATCGAGTCAGGCGTTTCAGGAATTGTTCAAGACCGACATTTCTGTGTTCAAGAAACTATTCCAGACATCTACTTGCCAGCCAAAAACACCGTGATTTATTTGGATGGTGAAGCGGTTCACAGTGGCAAACAAGACCGCGATGAACAACTCCGCGATTTACTGAAGAAACGGACTGGCTTGAAGGTTCTGAGTTACAGTTACGATTCGACCAGTCAGAAGGAAGTGGAACGTGTGACAAAAGAAATCTTATCAGTTGTGAAGGTGGAACCATGACGATGCAAATGGAAGATCGTTTAATCATGGAACGTTTGGACAGGCTTGAAGCCAAATTGAAGGAAGACATGCGTGAACTAGAGTGTTTGAAGAATATGCAGGTTATCCGGCAGTGGAGAAGGAGAAACAAACAATGAGTTCTGAAAAGTTGCGAATCAGAGTTCCCTATTCAAACACGACTGTTCCGATTGAAAAGACCAAGATGAAACTTGAGAAACTCTTGAAGAGTTACGGGGTCAAGAAAGTGGTGTGGGCTACCGATGACAATGAAGAGGTTTTGATGTTTGAAGTTTTGGTTCAGGTTAAAGGGGTCAAAGTTGGAAGAGCATATCAGATAAAACCTCCTCACATCCCCATCGGCAAACGTCAGTATGGTCGATTGGTTCAGACTGAGAACAAGAATCAGGAATGGCGGCTTGTTTTTCATTGGGTGAAGACGAAGCTTGAAGCTGTCACATGGGGACTTAGCACGATTGAAAAAGAGTTTCTAAGTGAAACTGTCATGCAGTTGCCTGATGGTTCGGTTACAACGGTTGGGGAAAGAATCCAAGAAATCTATGACACTATTCAGAATCCCGCTTTGGAAGATCATTCAATGTCTAGGGCAAAGATTGTTGAGGGAGAGATTGTGACATGAATTGGGCTTGTTTCAAATGGCTCAATGCAACCAGCAAACGCCTAGTTAAGAAGAAGCGGACTCGGAAGTTGGTGGTTGATTTGGTTTTCCAAATGACAAAGAAGGCATGAATATGAATGAAGTGACTTGTCTAGATTGTCGGAAATGTTATGCGTTGACGAGGGTTTGTCAGGTCTTCAACAAGTCTGTAGCAGACAATTCTATTCATCCGTGGGAATGTGGTCGCTTTGAACCAAGAGTGAAGGCATGAAAAAATGAAGCATTTCAAGCATTTGTTAGGAAGATACAAAATTGGAGAATCTGAGAACGCTATCAAACACGCGAAAAGTCAATTTGACAGTCTATTGAGGTCTGGGAAGGAATTGAAGGATAATTGGGTTGAGATTCAAGTCTTTCTATATGACACGAAGAAGGAATGAGTCAAATGACAAGGAAGGTACAAACATGATGAAACTTGAAGATTTTCTTTGGCAATCCAAAACAGGCTGTTGCCACGTTATCAATCCTAAAACTCATCGAACCTACTGCGGTTTTGCCGCCTTAATATTGGAAGATTGGCATCCTCTCGATGTGATTCCCTCTGAGAAACACCTACCAACATGCAAGATTTGTTTGAAAGGATGGAGAAAGAAGGCATGATAAGATGAAGAAAAGTGATTTCCAAAAATTTCACGATCTAGACATTCGAGTTAGGGATGCAATTATTAATTGGGATAAGAGGAAGGCATGAAAAAATGAGTGAACAAATTCTCTGGGAACTGATGGAGATGGAAGCCATTGAGAAATGCTACCTCTATAAGGCCGTTGAACAGACGTATGCAGATTTGCCAGCAATTATTATTTCAACTGGTCCTTTTGTCAGTCCTGATGCAAAGCGAACTGAGTTTTTCACGGTTTGGTTTGGTCAAGGAATAGCGCATTACAACTTCAAGCATCTAGTTGCGGCAGAGAATAAAGTCAAAGAAATATTGGCAACTGCTAGAACGGGGCAGCAAGCGAAAATTGAACATCGAAACGGAAGAATCGAATTGGTCAGGATTGGGGTCTAGAACATGAATGTAAAAGAAAGAAAGGCACTTCGACAAGTTGCAGATAGGTTCATTGAAACTGTGAAAGAGGAAGTAGATAATGCAGTAATGTTTGGAGATATAGACCGCTTGGATCGTTTGGTGACTCAAGTTAAGATTCTGTTAGACCATGAAGTTTTGAATGCCTTGCGCCAGAAGGGATTCAATAGAGAAATCAGAAGGTTATGCGACAAAGCTGGAAGGAAGGCGAAGGCATGAAAGAACTTTCTTTATCGAAAGAACATTCATTAAGAAAACGCTATCATATCGTGATAAAGGCTTTCCTTGATGAAGACAATTTCCTAGACACTTTTAGCCCTGACTTTTTCGACAAATTCAAAGATTCCTTGGAACATCGCCTTGACAACTGTGGCATTCTGAAAGAAACAATAGTGTATGAAATCATGGAGATCAAAACATGACTAAAGTTAGATGTCTGAAAAGAAATTGCAAATTCAACCAAGCAATGGTCTGTGGCAGAACTAGCGTATCAATCCTTGATAGTCCTCTCTATCCTGATTTGGCTAGATGTGACAACTTCAAAGAAAAGAAGGCAGAACCATGACTTATCGTAGATTCCGTAAGTTTCAGCAACGCTTGGCAAGCCGCCGAATAAACAGGGAGCATTGAACGAGAGGTGAAAAATATTGAAGATTTGGGATGTAGACATGTGGGTAGTATCAGTTAAACCAAGGGAAGAGGAACCTGAACATTGGGATCATTGGTCAACTGAAACAGTCGTAGCTGACACATTAGAGGTTGCAGTTCAGAAGGCTATTGCTGAAGTGGAAGAGGGTTCCAGCTTTTTCAAGGTTGAAGCGAGAAAGGCAGAATTGATACGTGAAGTTGACATTGAATAGGGAGCACTAGAAAACCATGAAAGAAGTTCTTTGCGAAAGACCTTCAGTAGAAACGGGTGTGGGGATGCTCCGCCAAGAAAACAAGTTCAAACCACTATTCTCTAGTTTGACGGATGAATGGCGTACTCCACAATCTCTCTACGACCAACTTAATTCAGAATTTCACTTTGACCATGATCCGTGCCCTATGGTCGACAGGTTCAGAGATTATGATGGGCTAGGTGATTGGAAGGAACGGAATTTCATCAATCCACCATATAGCCAAGTTAAGATATGGATAAAGCATGGATATGAAGAGAGCATTAAAGGGAAACTTTGCGTTTTCTTAGTTGCTGCTCGTACAGATACTACTTGGTTTCACGACTATGTTCTACCTTTCGCAAAGGAAGTCCGCTTTATTCGCGGTCGACTGAATTTCAGTACGGGTAAGTTCAACGCTCCTTTTCCTTCTTGCATAATCATTTTTGATGGGAGACAGAAACCATGAGCCAAACCTCATTTGATTTCAGTTTGAATGCTCGTGATTTGGATGTGCTTCGCACTTTGAAAACAGTATGCAAAATTGAAGGCAGAAACAATTTCAGTGCAGATGACATTTTCTTGTTGCAGCTTGACCGTTTCTTCAGTGACAAACAGCATGACATAGGCTCCTGGTTTGCTAGGTTGCAGCATCATAAGAAGATTGAGGCAGTTGGGTATGTCAGAAGTAAACGGGTTTCGAATCATCTTCGGGAGATTCGGGTGTATGCTTTTGTTGAGAAAGACGGAGGAATCTAGAAATGTCTGTCTGTCCTAAGTGCGGAACTATTTTGCTTTCTAGTTGGAGGCAGAATCGTTGGAGAACAAACGTGTGGTTTCTTCAATGGGACCAAACAGAAGACATAGAATCGCGGATCCTTCAAGACTTGAAAGATCATCCGAAAGAAGCACAAATTGACGATTTCTACGCTTATCGTAATGCAGGTCGAGTAATCGAGAGAGTTTTACTTCAAGAATGGAAAGTCATGGGATTGAAAGCGTTTCATATTCCCAGAGAACACGTTGACCACAAACCTCGAGATCTATGTCAGAAGAAACTTGTTGAGAAGGATGGAGATGTAGAAAAATGAAAGTCTGCCCAAAATGTGACATAACTTTTCCTCAGTACCCTGAACTTGGACATTGTATTCAATGTGGCAGGAAATTGGTGGAGGTTAAGAAGGTTGGAGGCATCCAAAAATGAGTCCTTGTGAGTTTAATCAAGATTTCTGTATCTTACAAGAAGAATATCCTGAAGTGGAAAAATGTTCTTCTGCTAAAGGCAAGTTGGGTAAATGTACCGCAAAAGAAGAGGACTTGATAGAACTTTGTTCCGATTGTGGGGAACCAACAACCGAATGTGATTGTGGAACATGTTGGGTTCTTGCCACAGATAGTAGAGGTGAGATTGTGGCGGTAACTCCAAAAGATTATGCTCAACTAACGAATCATTGGAAAAAAGTGAAAGGTGACATGAAATGAGTGATGTTGTTTCAAGGAAAGAACCCACAACAAGAAAGGCTGGAAATTTGGCGTTTACCATCATCGTGCAGTGTGAGCAATGTGGTAAAACTGGTGATGACAGAGACATTCCAACGCTTCAATTTCCTGATGGTAATTTCAAAACTCTATGTGAAGAATGTTTCAAGAAGGCTTCAAAATGAGTTTGGTTGATTTGCAGAAAGAGGTTTATTTTTCAGAGTTTTGGCTTCAAGTCAAGAAGGATAAAAGAGACTGGCAGATTCCAGAATGCCCTTGTTGCGGAGAAGAACACCATATCAAAATCAGAATTGATAGACAAGGAAATGCCGATGCAGTTGAGTGTGAAAGTTGTGGATGGGATGATTATTCAAGTCATGAGTCACGAATGTTAGAGGTTAAAGCATGAGTTCCCCAAATGATTTGCAGAGAACCCTAAAATCAAAAGCCAAAAAATGCAGCGGAATGACAACTGAAGAAATCTTTAGCGGACTATGGCTTTCCGTTGAAACTGTCACCGCCCATTTACAGAAGATTCTAGCCGACCAAACCGTGAAGGAACAGGCACTAAGAAAACTGTTAGATGATGGAATCAAAGAGTTTCTCAATAGTCACCGATGTATCAGTTCCGAGTTACAAATTCCTCCTTGGAAACGAGACCAAATAAGAGAAGGAATCTTGAAGGTTTTTGATGAAACTTTTCCATTGGAACAGGCAAAAGTTTCGGTGGACCGCAAACAACTCTCAGAACTACTTGACACAAAACGCAAAGAATGGAAAATCGCGTATCCTCTCAAGAGTCAAGAGGACTTCAATTATCGCGTTTTGATCGATGAAATCTTTGATGAATTAATGAAAGTTTTGGTTGCGGGTTCTGATGGGGTTGAACCTGAAAACAAGAAGAAGGACAAACCATGAGTGAAGAAGAAATCAGTTGTGCAGAGCAGTATGAGCATGGTTGCGATGACTGTGAAGACTATGGATGTCCTTATCGAGATTGCCAATGGACAGATCCAACAGATGAAAAGAAGAAGGAGACATCCAAAAATGAGTGTTGATGATTTGGAAGCTGGTCGTTGTCCTCGCTGTGGTGGCGATGTAATTGAATATTCGGATGGGAAGATTCGCTGTGAAGAATGTGGATGGGAAGGGGAAGAATGAGTAGAGCGTATTTGAATTATGAAGTCAGTCCAGATTTGCAGCAGAGAAGAGATCGGAGAAAACGGTTTCGAGACTGGTTTCTACAGTTGCCTGTGGGTCAAGTTGACGTACTGAAACTTGCGAAAGATACGCGGGTTGCGTACCGGACTGCTTTAGCTTTGTTGCGTGAGTTGCGGGATGAAGGTTTGGCAGGTCACCAAGTTGTGAAACAAAACAAGTACGGTTTGAAATTGGATACGCCTATGTGGAGCCGAATCAAATGAAGGTGTTTTCTACCACATGACAGAACTCACTTTGAAACAGATAGCTCTTCAAAACTTAGTATTAGCCCACGCAAACGCTCACAACCACGACAAAGACTACTGGTGCAGCAAACGGCAACATTGGGTACGCAAAGAAGAAGCAAAATTCAGAAACGATAGACCAGTCTGTCCGTTAGACGGTTGCCGATTAAGCAGCCGCATACGGGCTGCAGCCTGTAAACATGAGGAAAGAGTGACCAGATATTGAAAAACTGTGTGTGTGCGCGTAAAAGGAAACTGACTATTCATAGCATGACAGAATTGTGGATGGCTGTGGAAATGGGATTGATTGATGGTAAAGGACCAATTCACATAGACTTTGTCGGTGACATCGTTAAGAACCATAGGTATCTGAGGATGGAGAAGGATAAACTTGTGCAAGGACTGGATCTTGGGTGTATCAAGTTAGAATGTAAAGGGGTATGGAAGGGGGATGAATCAGAAAGAAAAGATTAAACAAATCTTGACAACACTGATTTCAAAGAAATTCAATAGCTACACTTACGATGACATAGCTAAAGCTATAATGATATGTAGAGGAGTAGATAACCGTACAATTAATCAATGGTTCAATGCTCTCTGGAAACTGGAGTACCTGTTGCAACCAAGTCTCGGAGTTTACTGTTTGAATCTTGAGAAGGTTACTGAATTGGAAATATCCATTACACACACACATTTTTTGGAGAGGAGGTGAATTCATAATGAAAAAACAATTCTATACAACCATGCTGTTGGTTCTGGCTTTGGCTTTCATGCCCTTAGCGTTTGCAACACCTTTAACGAAATCAACTTTAAACGTGACGTATTGGCCAGTCAACAGCGGAAGAACGGGCTATTGTTTGGTGGCTAGGCTTGTCTGGTACACTTGGAACGGTGAAATGCGACCAATCATTAACGCGAAAGTCTGGTTCATCATAGGCGGAGAATACGAGGTCATGGCAACCACGGACATTAGAGGCTTCGCATATTTTGTGGAGAAATACGCCTCTGAAGATTTCAGGTTCTTTGTGAAGTTTGCAGGCAACAGTGAATACATGGCAAGTGCAAGTCGAGAGTGTTTGGTTCGAATGGCACATCAACATTGGGATTGGTGGCCATAATTCCCTTTTTTCTTTAAGGGAAAACAGGAATGAAAACGTTACGTTGGGATTTGCCCAGTCAAATAGCGTATGAATGGACATGGAGAAGAATAAATAGACCTTTCGCTGAAGACAAATAAAGATGCAGAAAAGAAGCGATTAAGAACTTGTCCAACGATTCAACAGTTTCTCAACGAGAATACCTAAACCTAAGCAAACCATGATCGACGTTTCAATTAAAGCGACGATCTGTAACTCTGTCATTTATGAACCTCGAACCCTCTGCCTAACTCATTCAATCCTTCAAACTTCCTTAAAAACCCTTCCTGCGGCGTAGCAACAGGAAGTTGCCGCATGTCGCTTGCGCTTATCATCGACACTTTCGCGGTAAACCCTATATCTTTAATCCAGTCATATTCTGCACTGAGAACGTCAAAACCGTTTGGAAAAGTAGTCGCCGATATATTTTCAGCAGGAACAGTCATCAATAATCTGTCACCGATCTTGACGTTAGTATTTCCTTTCGTAGTTAGATCAATCCTCACAGGCGGATCTTTAAGAAGGTAAAGCAGAACTTTCGCTCGGGAAAGTGCATCAGCATCACTAACGCAACGATCATCAACATAAATCAAGTCGCGTTGACCATAACTTGCAATGCTTGCTGGGTTATTTTGTGCCGCACAATACCATCTTTGACTGTAAAAGTACAATCCATCGATTCGCACAACCATCGTACCATTACCTGAACTTGAAAAGTCAAATCTAACCCGTTCAATATCATCGTTCCAATCATTGTCATTGGAACCCCCCGCTGTCCAACCGTTCGCGGCATATCTTGGACCTATTGTAAAGTCATATTCATTCCATTCGCCGAAAACATAGGTTGAACGTCCCCAAGGATCTGCAAGATCACGATCAAACCAGTGGCTATCAGCGACACTTGTGGTCAAGCGAAGATCGCGCCAGACGTCGGGGGCGGCTCCTGCACCTGTAACTTTAACCCAAAAGTGAATGCTGTCAAACCCATTTCTTAAACTTCCCCCATAAACTGGGTTTGGAGGTGAATAATATACAATGACGCGTGGGGTTGCTTCTAGTGGACTTTGTGCGGTATATGAAACTGTGCCAACTTTGTAATCAGCACCATCTGTTCCATGACTGAACCCGTCTTCCTTCGTCCAGTTTGTTGTGGCTTCGCAAGCATCCCAATTTGTCGGTTCAGGCCTGTTCTTTCTGCCGTAAACGATAATGTTGTTTTTGACTGGTAAAATATCACGATATACAGAACAGACTGGCAGGTTTTCTCCAACTGTTAAAGTTTCAACACCGAACGTTCGGATAGGCCTTGTCTTCCAATTCAAATGGTTATCTACGTCAACATAAAAATCTTTTTTTACATTGCTTACATCAACGTAGTAGTCGCTTGCTTTTTTCAATGCGGCAAGATATGGTTCAGCATCAAAGGCTAAGGTTTCATTCTTAACTACTGTTGCATCAATATCCCCAACACCAAGAGCCAAGTCATTGGCCAATTCCGTGACAAGATCGGATGCGTTTGTATCGAAAAAGTAGTCGTCTTTTAATCTGCGTTCAAGCACTTCAGCCTGGTTTTTTCCTTCAAAACTGCGCAGGTAACCGCCTGCATCAGTTCCTGTGATCTTACAGATTTTGCCTATAGTCAAAGGCGTTGCGGGAATTGTGTCCCAACCTAGAAAGATTTTGACTGTATCATTTAACGCAATATCAGTGTACAAATATGAATCGTCAGGTTTGACTGAAACTGTCACGTTGAATGTTCCAACACCGTTGAGAACTTCTTTAACGTGAATTTGACTTGCTATATTATCCCACGTGTAAAGTTTTGCGCCGGCTTGCCATACTTCAACTCTGGAAACTGGAATACTCATCTCATTCACCCATTCCTAGAAGCATGTCGCCAGTTGTGAAAGCCAACCCTATTGCTGTAGTTGCAAAATAAGCCCAGCCAACCGGTCCCGATGCCATTTGAAAAGCCCGTAATGCGATTTGAGCCATGCGCAACCACATGATAAGATTCTGTAACATGCTGACCGCGCCCGCCACATCTTCTCGTCCTGTCAAACGCTTAAGATAGTTCATGTTACGGTACAGTATTAATTCTAGTCTGCGTAGATTAGTGAAGGAAGGCTCAATGTTGACGGTTAGAAGATAGTCGATGCTGTGTTGTTCACTCATTTAAGTTGACCTTTGCGCTTCCAAGTTTTCCAATGCGTCTAATACTTGACCTTTCACATCTGCCCAAGCTGGAGCCATAAACGGTGATTTCGCTTCTATATATGCTGCGTAATCAACGAGTTTGCCTGTCTTTGGATTCGTCACATAACCTCCAGCCCTAACACGAATTGACCTAGCAAAATCCTGATCCTTTGTAGGCACTTCCTCAATTCTGATGCTGTCACGTAAACTGCCAGTGTCAACTAAAACGTAGATTTGCGCGAGTCCTTTCATCAATTCAGCTTGCGTTCTAAGTGCATCATGCCCTGCCTGTAGTATCCGTTGAGGTAGATCATAGATTTTCTGCACGTCGTCAGGGAAATTATATTTTATAATACCTGACATTAAAGGTTCAGTCCAAACCTTTCAACGTAAGTCTCGTTTGAACCGCAACGTCGTCGTTTCTCCGTGAATAACAAGTCTAAAGTATGTTTTTCGCCTTCATAAGTGAATGATGGATTTTCCATTGTGACTTTAAATTGTCTGTTGCCTGTGTCAAGCCATTGCCAAGGTTCCGTGTAACTTCGATGGGCTATTTCATCAAACACCTGCCCAACAATGTAGTCGTCTTTAGGGGTCAAAGTGCCTTGTGGACGTTTCCAATCATCAGTTGCATTGCTCAAATCTAGATTGCAAACACAATGCCATTGCGCGCTATTACTTCCCAGATTCTGTGTGTCATCGCCTACTCTTCCCGGAATAGGAATGGTTGCGTATTTGGGGTTTGGTTCAAACCTTGAAGTTTCACAGGTTGGAAACGTGAAATCATTTGCATATATGAGGACGAAGTCAACGTAAACGTAGTGTGGTCCAGTCGCAATGGTAACTGGATCGTCGTCTGCGAAGATACAGACTTTATCCACAAGTTTCGCCGTGGTTAGTGTCCCTGTTGACACAGTCCATAATGTGCTGTATTCGGGTGCAGTGGAACCGACGATCCAGTTTGCATCTCCATCTGTCACATTGTCTGCGATTGATTGTGCTTCATCGTAAGTATCGAATTTTATGAGGATTCGCAATCCACAACCATTGATGGATGCGCTGGTTTTCCATCTGACTTTACATTTGGTGTAGATGCTTGTACTAATGTTTGTCGCTAAATGAAATTCGGCAAACATGTATTCGTCGGTAGCCAAACTGGGCGTGAGAGTCAAAGTCAATACGTCGCCGTCTGAATATAAGAGAGCGGCTAAAGTTCCAGTGCTTGTTCCTCCGCCTGTTCCAGCAGTGACATCCATCACTGACCCGGCGGCGATGACTGTTGGGAATGTTGTGAGTTTAATTGTCCAAATTCTCAATGTGTTGTTATACCAGGATAATGTGCCGATTGCTGCAGCATCGTCGGTGACTGCTAGGTTTATGTCTCCTGCCACGCAATCGACGTATCCGCCTGCTTGCATGGTAACTGTTTTATATTCAGTGATAACCAGCATCTGGGCAGCAGTACAATCAATAAGGGATCCATGTGTATGCGTGATTGCTGGGTTAGTCATGTCGTTCCCCTAGTATATCTCATCACGTATTCTGCACCATACAACGTGGTTCCGGGTTTGGTTGTGGCTGGACGTATCGTTTCTAACATGCGAAGACTGCCCAATGGATAGGTTTGGCAGATTCTTCTGATTTCATTTTCACATTGAGTTATTGCCTTGTCGGCGGTCAAATTGGTTTTGTTGATTGCTTGAATGGTAATTGGAACTTTCTCGTTGTAACCGAATGCGATGTGGTCATGTCCTATTATGGCAGTGCTTTCAGGTTTGCCTATTGCTAAAATCACGTCTACGTCATCGTCTTCTCCTCTGAGAAACTCAAGAGTCAAAGGATATGGCGAGTTCTCATACATGGCTACAACCGTTAATGGGTCGCCTGCGTCGTCTTCACAGTTTCCTATAGTCCAATAAGTGTCCAAGTAAACTTTTGTTCGGTAACGTGCATCGTCAACCAGAAACGTACCCACGTAAGTGGTGAACGTTACATCCGCATGGGCAGACAGGAGAGTTAGATCGACTTCACGGTGACTGAAACTGTCGCCAAGCATGTGTTCGCGTGTGCTTTTAACTTCAAAATATTGTCCTGCTTCATCTTCAACTTCATCGCCTTCTCTGAAACCGTCCTGTGTCAATAGAAGATAATCGTTGCGGACGTATGTGCCAACTTTGGTTGCGGTTTGCTGGCTCGATTTAGGAATCAACGCGCCTTCAACATCGATTTCTGTCCATTCTTTATCTCGCCATCCACTGTTTGCATCTCTTGTGCCTAAAGTGAGGTATCGTCGTGTGAGAGCGCAGGAGACTGTTCCTAAACTTTCAAGTTTTGCGAGGAGTGGACTGAAATTGTCAATGTAAACGTCTGCGCGTGTGTAGTCTGCGCGGCAATAGTCTGCGTGTGCTTCATCAGGCATATAGAAATCCTTCTAATTGGTTTGAACGACCAAAACGACTTTGCCTAAATACCCATTGTTTGTATCCATGACGTACATGAGTGTATAGTCATGCGTTCCGCTTGGAAATTCTGCTTTCAAATCTGAACTTGTGATATTTTGCCATGTACTGTGATCTGTGGTAACGATTGATGAACCCGCTACATCTGCGCCATGAGTGCAATTCCAGAGTTTAGTGTAAACTAACGCGGGATGTGCCCCTGCATTCATCAGTGCCCGTAATTTGATGCTTACGATAGGGGGATATAGGTCAGGGTCAAACGTGAATACATCTGGGCCTGAAGTTTCCCATCCAGCATTATTCACTAACCATCCAGTGTCAGGAGGTTCACCTGCGCAGATCGGTATTTGATGTTCAGCATTCACCTTCAAAGAAGCACTGGCTACAATAGTGTTGGTGACTCCTGCATCAAGGAAGTTAGGCCAAACTGTTGCCTTTGTGGCTGCAGCGGCAAGGTAGATACCTACGCAAGCTCCCCCTGACTGTGTGATACTGTTGTCTTTGATGATTGCACTGTCTGCATCAGCAACGTAAATGCCATAGTCGGCTGCGGCAAGAATGTTTATCCAGTTATGCACAACTCTTGGAGCTTTTAATTCAGTGGTGTCGCCTTGTAGATAGATGTTTTTGTCGGTGTTTGCTTCAAAATAGTTGTGGTCAATCTTCAGATTAGCGCAGTCATGGGCGACTATACCGTTTACTGCGTCGCTTATTCCGTTGTGATAGATAAGAATGTTTTCAGGTGCGGCTCCTGTTATGTCTATGTTTGCGATTGCTGCTCCGCGTATCCAATTATGCGCGATGTAAAGGTCATTGCTTTGGTTTCCGTTGATGCCGTCGATGTCTATGATGTAGTCACCGCCATTAGTTCTGAGGTCGCAACCGAAGACTCTCGTTTCCCATGAACGCTCAATCTTTAATGCGGCGTTGTCGTGGTTGTTGATGTTGATGTTTCTGATTTCGCAGACATGGGCATCGTAAAGGTGGATGCCGTTGGCTCCTCCGTTTGCTGCGCGGTTTAGCCAACTGCCTCCCATTCCGTCTATGCCTGAATAATTGACGGTGTGGGTTGCATCGCCTATTTGAAGTGCGTCGTCTGCGCCGCTGTTGACGAGGCTTGTGCCTGCTTCAATGGTTAACCATGTTGCGTCTTGAAGAATCTTGATTGGGGTAGCGTGAACTGCTCCTGTGCAATTCTGCGATACATGAACTCTTCCGCCTGTAGTGCAAGCAAGTAATGCGGGGTTTACTACGTCTATAAAGTCTGCATCTTCAAAGTCTATGTCGCCGTCTAAACCGTTTCTTGCTTTATAGAGTCCAGTTGTGTCTTTGAAAACAATGTATTTGGCTCCTTGCGAAGGGTAGCCGCCGCCTAAAGCATCTTGAAGTTGCTGCATCCATAACGATTTGACTTTGTCGCCTTTCATTTTTGGTATTGCTAATTCACTCATGATGTTACACCAACTTGATTGACACTTTACGCATGTAATCTCTTACAAGCATCTTCAACTCATCTGTCAAAACAGGTTTTCCTAAACCGACAAGTTCTGAACCCGTGCTTAACGCTACGGACCCGCTGCCACTGTTTGTTCTTGATGCTGAATCAATGATGCGATGCGCCATGTTTGCTGCTAATCTTGCACTACACTCGACAATGGGACTAGGCGTGACCGTGTAGCCTGCCTTGTATGTGACTCGGATGTTTCGGTAATCATAATCTGGCAAATTGCTGATAATGTAAATGCCTGTTTCGTCAACAATGTAGTCGCTTGATCTGCCTTCAGTCCGTGTAGTCCAAGATCCCGCTGTGGTTTCTTCCTCAAACTTCGTGACAGAAAGGACTGGTGTGTATTTCAAACGTAGGAAAGGTCTGTAATCGTGAGATGAAAGAAAAACGGTAAAGCCGACGTATCCGAATTCTGCGCCGTCATGCAGTTCCTTCTGAATTTCTACACCGCCGCCGTTGAAGAGTCCGTCTGGTTGCATACAGTAATTGTCGATGGCTCTGTCTGCTAAATTGATTAAGTATTCAAGGGTGCTGACGTAATCGTAGCCTTTGGCTCCGAGGTCGCTTTCGCTGATTTGTGCCCATGTTTCAACTTCAAGTTTATCTGAGTAAGGCATAGTCTCAGTATCCTGTAGCTACAATCAGAACGGGAATGTTGGTTATTGCCGCAGTCGTAATCGTCACCACATTAGTGGCATCGGTATTTGTGAGAGTTGCACCCGTGTCCAATCGCCATGCACTTGCCGCTGTAATATCAGTCATTTCTCCAATCGTCACCGTATCATTCGTGCTTGCCGCTATGACTTCACAGACAACGTAACGTAAGCCGACGGCTCCAAGTTTGCCTCTGTAAACGACTGTTTCTGCTCGATCTGCCATGCTTCGTCGCCTACTTTAATAGTCTACCGCGAATCTTAATGATGCCTGTTGTTGCTCCAGGTGCTGCTGACCAGTCTAACATGAAGTACAAGGTGTTCGGTGTCTCTAACTCAACTATTCTTGGCAGTTTGTACTGTGCAGCTTCTGCTGTACCTAAAGCGGCACTGTATCCTGCGTTGGTGTAACGGTAGTTCACGGCGTCTGCTTGGGCTGCTGGACTGAAGAATGCTAAGTCAGTAGTTTGTAATACATCATCTGCTGTTGCTGCTTCCAAAAGATAAAGTTGATAGGTTACAGCATTGGTGCAGTTTAAGGCAAATTGCACATCTTCCAACAGAAACTTTTTGACGGGTTCGCCTGTACTTGTTGAGAGAGTGATAGTTAGAGTTGGTGTGGTTCCTATGGCTTGGTCAGTGGTGAATGTTCCGTCCACGACTTCTCCTGTTACAACTAGATTGCTTCGGTTTACTCCTGTTCGTACTGAATCTGGATGATCTACCATGTTTTTTCCTCTTTCATTTTGTTATTTTGATGGGTTTCTGCGTGGTTTTCAGCCTCTTTATCGCAGAACCCACGATTAACGTGAATCCGAGGC